AATAATGGGCTTTATGCTATATATGGTGCGAGATTAGGTACATGGTTAGCCTATTGTACAGATTGGGACTATCGTGAAGTTAGAGACTTTGACATATTACAGGGAATCTATAGTCAGTATGTGAAACCCTATGTTGATGATAACGACAAGGGTCTTGTAGAAGAAATAAAATCACTAGGTGAAAAAATAAAATTAGAACTAGGTTTAAACTGGGCCTATTTTGATAAAGATCAAAGCGAATATATTCTAGATCTTTATTCTGAATCTATTTCGTTAGGACAGACCTATTACAATAAGAGTCCAATATGGAAAAATTTTTCCTAGCATATGATGAGCCAAACGCAGAAAAAAACTTTCAGCTGGCAAAAGAAAAGATAAAAGATCTTAAAAAAATAGACACCAAAATGTCTATAGCACAGTCTCATAAGCACTGTGCTAATATCTCTGACACTAATCAATTTATGCTTATAGATGGAGATGCTGTTCTCTTGGATGATTTTAATCTTTTTGATGTCTACAAGAAAACACAAGAAAGAGGATACATCTATATTTTTAGAGCAAGAAATCCTATAAATGGGTTGGAATACGGTCACGGCGGAATAAAAATATTTGATAAAACTCTGTTCGATGATCAAGAACGCATAGATTTCAGTACCAGTTTTTATGGCCGAATAAAGATAGTAGAACATGTGTTGAATTATCATGCTTATAACAGCACAGCATTCCATGCTTGGAGAACAGCATTTAGGGAGTGTGTCAAATTAGCATCGGGCACTATCAAGAATAGAAATATAAAAACAGACGAAGCACGATTAAAAATTTGGTGTACTGAATCTAACGATTCTCCTTTTGCTTATGAATCTCTTAAAGGTGCTAGAGCAGGCGAACAGTTTGGTCGAGAAAACAAAGACAATCAAGAAGCACTTAAAAAAATAAATGATTTTGTGTGGTTAAAAAATCAATATGAACAGTTGGACTAAAGAACGTCTAGAATATAAGAAAGAAATGGACAAGATTAGTCCTAGCTTCTGTACGGCCAAATGGAGCCAGGTAACTATACATCTTGGTGTAGGGCATACGCACAGTTGCCATCACCCTAGAACTCATGTCATCCCTATAGAAGAAATAAAAGAAAACCCCAGCGCATTACATAATACAGGATACAAAAAACTGTTGCGTAAACAGATGCTAGATGGATCTCGCCCTAGCGAATGTGATTATTGTTGGAAAGCTGAGGACAGTGGTCATACACTCAGCGATAGGATATTAAAAAGTTACGAACCCTGGTCTAAAGATAGATTGAAAGAATATCTAGCAGCCGGATCAGATGGTAACGTAAATCCTAGTTATCTAGAAATTTCTTTTTCAAATGTTTGTAATTTTAAGTGTTCGTATTGCTCTCCGGATGTTAGCAGCAAGTGGATGGAAGAGATAAAAGAGTTTGGTCCGTATCCTACTTCTATGAGATTTAATAATCTAGAATGGGTACAGATACAGAACAAGATGCCACATCCTGAAAGAGAATATAATCCATATGTTGAAGCATTTTGGCAATGGTGGCCTGAATTATACCCAACTCTACACACATTCCGTATCACTGGAGGCGAACCTCTCCTTAGCAAGCATACTTTCAGAGTGTTAGATCATATACTGGAAAATCCTAATAAGAATCTAGAATTAAACATCAATTCGAATTTTTGTGTACCTGATGACCTGTTTGATAAGTTTATAGAAAAACTTAAAAAGATACAGATATCAAAATCTGTAAAATCTATTCTTGTTTATACTAGCTGTGAAGCACATGGCAAACAAGCAGAGTATATTCGTTTCGGATTAGATTACGCCAAGTGGTTGTCTAATTGTGAAAAGTATCTAACAGAAGTTCCCAGAGCCAAGATAGGAATAATGAGCACTTATAATGCTCTGTCTGTTACTAGTTATACAGAGTTTCTAAAAGATATCCTTTATCTTAATGAAAAATATGGAAAACCAAAATGGTACGAAAGAGTACTAAACAAAGTCTTTAATATTGATATAGGCACCCATCCTGTTAATCTAGACATACCATATTTGAATAATCCTCCTCATCAAACAGTAGGTATCTTGACCAAAGATATCATGTCTATGATCAAAGAACAAATTGCTTTTATGAAAGCTAATACTGTTTCTAAAGGTGACAATTCTGTCGGATTTTATAAAAGCGAGATACAGAAACTAGAACGTCTATATTCTATATTCAGTAGCAGAATGGATGGACTACAGGATAGAAATAGAAAAGATTTTGTAGCCTTTGTCGATGAACATGATAAGAGACGGGGAACGAATTTTTTAGAAACGTTCCCCGAATTGGCAGAATTTTATTTTTACTGTAAAAAACTTAATCCCGTTTAACACCAATAATCTGTAATAGATTGATAAACAGATTGATAAAGTCCATGTATAGTGTCAACGCACCTAATACTTCTTCTCGTCCGGTGTCGGAATCAATAGTTACCATTTCACGAATTTGTTGTGTGTCATAGGCTGTTAAACCTAAGAATATAATGATTGCCAATGCTGAAATCACCATGGTCATTACTGATGAACCGATAAAGATATTGACAATGCTTGCGATAACGATAGCGATCAAACCAATAAACATAAACTGGCCTAAACTTTCTAAACTGCGTTTAGTAAAGTAACCATAAAAGCTCATGGTACCAAACAGAACCGCCGATCCTAAAAATGCGCTGACTACTGAACCTAAAGTGAACACAGCAAACATAGCACTAAGGCTAAGCCCCATAAGAGCAGCAAATGCCATTAGGAATAGTTGTAGTCCTGTCTTGCTCAAATTTTCTTGAGCAAAGGCAAATCCTAAGATACAAACCAACGGCAGGAATAGTGTAACCCACATCATTGGGCCTGTAAAAAAGAAAGACAATAATGCGGGTGAACTGGCAACACCTGCGGCAGTCAGTCCAGAAATCACAACAGCACTGAGCATGTGATTGTAGACTCTCAACATAGCAGAGTTAATGGCATCCGCACTTCTATATGTACCTGTTGCTAACATAGAGATATTCTCCTTAAAGTTAATCTTGTATATATTGTACACTCATTGGAAACACTTGAGCAATAACCTGAGCACACATTTTGGCTATTTCTCTATGTTCTTTTTGAGTTCCGTTACCTGAACGCAATTCTATAAAATGTACCCAACTGCGCAAGGTTCCATTCATATATAGCCTACTTTCAATCAGACCTTCTGGCAATACTGCTCTAGCCTGTTCTTTTGCCATGCCCTTATTGATAGCTTCTTCGTAGGCTATGCGAGCTTGTTCAATGACCCATTTTTGTTTGGCATCCCACCATGCTTGTAACTCTGGATCATCTGCTTCGATACTATTCTGTCTGTTTTTGTCGTCTTGGAGTCTAGCTTCTCTTGTAACGAATTTAAGATCTTTAGTTGGGTCAGCATAGCGTTGACTGAATTCTTGGAAACTGAAACTTCTGTGTCGCAAGATCTGTCTGGCAATGTCCCGGGTGGTTGTGATTTCAACGCAGGCTGAGACCATTTCGAGTGGGCTCCAGTGTGCGTGTTTGACCAAGTATCTGATGAGTTTTTCTGATGTCTCGGTGTTAAATTGATTGCTTGGGTTGGACACACGGGCGCAGTACGCAATGAGTTCCTGCGCATCCGAGATGCCCATGTTCGCAAACTCTGCTGTTGGTTGAGAATAGGAAACCAGTTTAACATTCATTTGTCGTCCAATAGGCCTTTCGTTGAATCTATTACGTCGGTTTTCAATTTTGAAATATCGACTTGGAAATTAACAGTTAGTATTTCTTCTTGATAGTCTTTGAAAGCAGCAAATAGCTTATCTAAGATTTCTTTTTCATCTCTTAAATCTAACTGTTCTGAGATGTCTATGGCCCAAACTCTTCCGTCGTCGAATGTTATTTCGACTCCCCGTATGTATTTTACAGGCATGCTGCTCATATACATATCTTCGAATATTTCGGGCCACTCCTTGACGACATCTGCGGGCGGCTTAAAAAATTTTTTAGGCACTTACTTCTTCTTTAGCTTTGACAGTTTTCTTAGCAGGCGGATCTAATTCGTCTGCTTGTTTGCGTAGTCTGGCTGCTTCTTTATACATAGCATCAGCTTGACTGCGATAAGAACGTGCTAGGTCTTTATCAGACAACGGTTGTGCGCTATCGGCAGTATTTGGTATGTCTTGTACTCTGGCTAATTCTTGTACTTCTACTCCTTTATTAGGAACTGGTGTTCCTCTTTGTTCTGCGATCATAACATTTAGTTCATCTAAATTGATCACATCGGTAGTAGTCGGAGTCATTTCTATCCTACTTGTAGGAATCTTGACTAACTTGCCATCTTGATGTAGAGAAGCCAGCATGGGTCTGCCATCTCTAAAATAACGATTGGCTAGTACTTCACCTAATTCAAAAGCATCTTGTCCTTGTGTGCTTTCTACGACGGTCATGATAGAATTATGATCTTCGTCATTAAAGTTAGATGTACTAGCTACCAAACAATTATAGAAATCGTCTGGAATGGTCTTAAACACTACTAGGACCTTTTGTTTTGTATCTTTTAATCGCCCCACGTGTTTTAGTGCTGTGGTCATGATATTATCCTTGGGTTTGTGGTGCTGCTTGATTAGGTGTAGCTGGTGTTACACTTTCCAAGAAGCTGTTTAATTTGTTATAAACTTTACCAACGGCTTCTAATTCGTTCGCTTTAAAAGCACCTCTCGAAGTAGCAACATCCAGGATGGTGCGTACAGCATTGAGATCGTTGATAGTTAAGTCAGGCGCAGCCGATTGATTGGTAGGCTGAGTGGCCTGTGCTTCGTTAGTCTGTGTATTATTTTCTTCTGCCATTTTTATCTCCTTAAATGTGTGGGCAAGCCAACATAAAGTATGTTAGTTCTTTTTCATCTTCAAAACCAACAAAAGTGGATTGCTCCCCTGATTCTGTCGGTGTGTTTATGATACAATATCTTCCCTGTAATCTGAATGTAATCCAGTCTTCTAGATCGTTGGCTGGCGTGCCAAGAGCCCACCAACCAGTGTCTTGGCTTTTTATTTTCGCAGTTTTAAAATGCGGAGGACACCAAGAAAGTTTTCTTTCCTGTATGACATTCAGGGGGTTGAGCTCTATCATCATGATATATTTAAATCCTATGTTTATTGTTCTAGGGATTCTTGGCTTAATCTTTTGGCTAGAGCTTTCGAATATCCCATTTTTTTAACATCGCCTGAAAATAGATATAATTCAAATGCTGATTTTTCTGATAGCACAGTTATGTCTTTTTTTGTTAGATAAAATGGACAGTCTATGAAACGATCTAACCATACTAAGATTTGTGGAGTGATTGAAAATGTTCCTGGGAACTTGATGTTGTATGTTTTTATTTTAGCTTTTTCTATGACAAAATCCAACCCTGCTTCTGTCAATCTTAGGCCACCTTGATCTCGATTATTATACCACCATTCTGTTCTTTTTGCCTTTACGGCTTCATCGTCTGAAACTAAATCAGCCGCAGTTAGAAATATTTTGGTATATCTATCTTTGTTCATTGTTTGCCAAGAATTTCACCGGATGTTAGTTTAACAACTTGGAAGTCGGTAGACTTAAACATCTTGTTCAGTTTCTTGGCAAGGTTGTGAGCGTGTCCTGGATTAGAAAAACTTACCTTCTTGTATTTTGGTCCTGGATAACTGGCTACCAAACTACCGCTCTTTAAATTGAAGGGGTTTCCTTTATAAAAGACCGCCCAGATAGCTTCAGCTTCAAGAACCTGTTCTACCTTATAGTTTTCTTTATTAGCATACTCTAAAAGTATCTTGGGTTTTGGTCTACTCATGCGTTTCTCGATTTATAATACACGCATATATTTATGCCGTTAAAAAGTTCCCCCGTCCATATTAATAGACACTTGATTGCTTTGTACAGCTATTTTATCCAGCTTTTCGTGTATTTCTTTTATGTGTTTACCCAATTTACTAGTCAAGATACTAAGATCAGTTACTATATCCTTAGCTTCTTCTAGAGTCATGCGAATCTCTCGCTGATTAGTCTTTTCAGCTTGTATGGTACGCTGTATGAATCTTTCTACAGAAGGAAAGGTATCGGGTAGTTTATTTTGAGACATTTGCTAATACCTGTCTCATTTCCAGTTCTGTCTTGAATGGACCTTTATACTCGTATCTTTGTAAAGTAATTAACTTGGGACAGAAACTTTTGACCCAACCTTTATCGAATCGGATCACATAGTAGCCAGAACAGTATAAACTCTTGCTGTCGCCACTTTTGGTAAACAGTGGTAGTTTACGTTGTATGTCAAACATGGCGTTATGTGGCTTGACGCTAGTTGGAAAACCATGTACTTCGTTTTCTTCTGAATCTCTAGATTCCTTGACAATCTTGGCGATAAAAAAATCTTTACCAAACTGTTTAGTTAGGCTTTCTTTACTAGGATAGATTTTTACACCTGACTCATTGCTAAGAACAAAACGATCATCTTCGTTCTTTCTTAGTGTAGCAAATCTATTGCCATCTTTTTCGACTATCCAAAACTTATTTTCGATAATTGGTTTAGCATGTAATTCTGTCATTGTGTGTACCTCGCATTGAGTGGTTCAGCATATAGGTTGGCTTGATCTGCGATCTTTTTAAGATCATACAGATTACAAAACTTCATCAACCTAATTCCAACCTGACTGATATTTTTATCGGCAGCAATAGCTTGATCGATAGTTTCTTTGATGATGGCTTTGATATCATCAGGTTGATATGAAAGATCTATAAGTCTACGATTTCGCTCATAGTCTTCCAAAACTCTGTGTTCTTTTCCTTCGTGGTCTACCCAACGTTGTAGCATGAGGTTATTCCACGAAAATCCTTTACTGTTACGATCTTCGAATGCTTCTAGCAGACCGACTTTACTTTTTGTGCCTTTTGTGCGCACACCCGGATAAGCACTAAAGACATTGTCAGATGTGTCTCCTCGCATACACTTTTCGAAAAGCAACCATTGTGGATCAGGCGGTGCCTTATCTTCACCTGTCTTTTTGTCTTTAACTCTATTACCTTTGCTGTCAAAGTATCCGTCATGTGAAATAGTAACTTCGCTTACACCGTTGTATTGTTTTACATTCGAGGCGATCATCTGTTCGAAATCACTGTCTGTAGAAATAATAATATGGTTATCGTTAGGATGATTTTGAATAAAACCAGCGATGAGATCATCTGCTTCTAACCTTGGATTATGTAATACTGTACAGTTTGTTTTATCTGAAATAAATTCTTTAAACGTGTCAAACGCTTCCCAAAACAATTTATCTTCTTCTTGTTCGGACGCAGTTAGCGCAGCACGACTTTCTGCTCTATTACGCTTATATGGCTCGTAATAGTCCTTACGCCAGCTACGACCTTCTAAACAGAAAATAACATGGCTACCATTAAAGTCTTTCCATGCTTTCTTGATACTGTTAAAAGTGATATGAAAAGCCATGCCAATTTTAATATCAGCATCACCTCTGATAACATGTCTAGCACGGAAAAAAGTGTTAGCTGTATCTACCAAGATATAGTTCATGAAATAGCAGACTTTTCTTTAGTAATAGGAACAACATTGATATAACCAGCCCCACGAGTAGTATCTTGTCCTTCGTCGGCTAGCATGTTTCGAACGATATCTTTGAACCAACGATCTACGATTTCTTCATCAAGGTCGCCGTCAAATCCGTATCCTTCTTGCTTTAATTGTACTATGAATTGTTCATTCCAGTCAAGCTCAAAAAAACCGTTACGTATATTATCTTTGTTTACTTTAGTATCCAGCACAGCTACCCAAGGCTCGCCTTTTTTGGTAGCACGTTCTTTAGGAGTTAGTTTAGCTTCTTCCTCTTTAGCCTGCGCTTCAGCCGCACGAGCAAGTGCTTCGGTGCGTTCTTGTTCGGCACGAGCTTTTTCTTCTTCTAATTGTTTAATACCTGTGATTTTCTTTAACCAATCTTTCATTATGTACCCCATTCATTTTTAAATAACGGCACTTGTAATCTGTCGCTATAACGTAAACCGTTCTTCATTGCTAGCTCTGCTACACGGCGATTATTCAATGTATAAACACTTTCTACACCGCCTACAGGCATCAAATACACCGGTCCTGTAAATCCTTCTGCTCTGTAAAGGTCTACTGTTTCGATAGCTTCTTCTGCGTCTTCTTCTGTAGCCACAACAAATTTAAGATATGTATATCCTAGAGTTTCGTAGTTACAAACTACATCTGGCCGAATAGCTTCATGTCTTGCTTCACCAGAGCAACTTAGTTTAGCACTGACACTGAATGTGATTTCTTTGTGATATTCTGGATGAGGCATCAACCATTCTAACAAATACTCTGCGAATTCTTCAGTTAGCGGCTGAGTGCCATTTGTTTCAAAAGTGATTTCCTTGAGACCTGCCATCTTAGGATGACGTAGCAAGTCTGGGTAAGCACGTTGCCAACCTAGCAACGGCTCACCGCCTGTAATCACGAGATGTTCGTCGCGCCATTCTTTGTAAGGTAACGTATCCACAATAGCATCGGCAATCGCATCAGTATCCAAAACGGGAGAAAGATGCTTAAAGCGAGGATCCCAACTAGCGTAACTATCACAACCTGTAGACACCAAAGGAAGCGATTTGTACTCGGTGTAAAGAGATGGGTCAATATTATCTGCTTCATTGCTGAGTTCTCCTTTAGGCATACCAAAGCCTGCGCACTTAAAGTTACAACCAAAAGTACGCAAGAAGACCGAAGGTACACCCATATAGCGTCCTTCGCCTTGAATTGAATAAAATAGTTCTGCTATCTTGATTTTGCTCATTGTTTTATTTTACATCCTTTGTATCTTGATTGTCAACCTTTTTTCTTAGTTCAAATGATCCGTTACCAAGATCTTTCCAAACTAAAATATCGCCTTCTTTAAATCCTGCTTGCTGTAGAGCATCGTCAGGCAATGGCATTACCAATTCGCCAGTTTCGGGATCTTCTTCTAAAGTGATAGTCCAATGCTTTTTAGTTTCGTTAGTAATGTCTGACATACGTAACTGTTTCCTTGTTCGTTAAAATGGTTTGTATTTCCTCTATTTTCTAACCAGTAGTCGCTAAAGTCTATTGAATTTGTTTCAAACTTAAACTCTGTGCTAGCTTTTAGATTATCTACAGATATGTATGGTATATCTATTATATTAGATATTTCTTTCCTAATCAAGCTGTAAATGTCTTTGTAATATTGATCATCGTAATGATGTTGGAAATATCCTTTAGCTGCTTTCAAACTACTATTGAAATAATCTTTATGAGATTCGATATCAGTCCATATCAAATCACAATTTTCATGTAGCCCTGTTTTATGAATAGGATGTGATCTGGTATGTACTCTACTAGGACTGGTATGGCAAACGATTACAGCAGAATAATCTTGTAGATTTGCTGATTTTATCTGTTCTAGAATCTTGTATTCGCCTACACCGGCTTGTGCTAGATTAGTCACATTGATATATTCAGATAACAGATCAGGCCAACCTTTGCCAGGCCATTTAGCAGCAAAACTATCTCCGGCGATTAGGATTTTTACTGAGTCTTTAGCCATGGAATAAATCTGCTCGCAATAAGGTCGTGATATTCTTGATTGTAATGCTCACCGTCTTCTATGTAATATTTTTTATGATCTATGAATTTGCTTTTAAAATACGATTCTACAGACATTGGTGCTACTGTTGTAGCTTTTAGCTTTCCATAAAAATCAAATGAATCAGGAAACTTCATGCGATCAGTCATGTTAAAGAAAAATAAACGACAATTCCTATCATGGCACATATTATCCATTGTGTATACATCTTTAAAAAAATCTCTTTGTTCTAGGTGTGTATTTAGATCAAAGAATAATTTGACTTTCATAAAGCTGTCTTTTCTTAGATCCGGATCAACTAAAGCATTTTGATAGTTAAAACTAACAGATGCTCCGCTTGAAAAATCTTCATAAGTGGGTTTATTGTATAGTTGGAATCGATCTTCTTTGAACAGTACATCTTGATAGATATCTATTAAATTGTCTTTGTTCATTACGTGTGTAGTAAAATAATCAGCTGGCAAAACAGAAGGAGATAGGGTTTCATTGAACCCTAAAACAAATCTATTCCAATAAGCTAACAATACATATACTTCATCTATATCTGGATATTTGTCCAACATAGATCTTAACCAATCGGGGTAGACTCTATTACAACTTCCAGGCACAGCATAGATAACAGTTTTTTTGTTATTTTGTCTAGCATATGATTCGGCATAATTGTTATTGTTCCACATGGTATATGTTCCAGGCCCTTGTTGTCCTGGCACTGTTACATACCCACAGGTATGACTATCGCCTAAGAATAATGCTATGCTCATAGATATTCACTCACCATCAGTTTACATAAAAAGCAATCTTGTTCGTTTTCAAAATGATATATCATAGCCTCGGTACTCATTTCGCAACGATACTTGTGTCCTGGTAAACCAAATGTTTGTACGATCTTGATACTCACTTCATCCCATTTTGGTATGTTGTCGAGTTTAGAAGACCACGGAATCTTAATAGTTTTCAAAGGGTGTGAACCTACTGACGAAGCTTTCAGCAAAACAACTGTACTCCTTTTCGCCTGGCAGTTTGTCGCCGTTTAATGACAGTTTTGTATCTTCGATATAGTGTACCCAAATATTATTGTTTATTTCGACAACACTCAATACATGGAATGTTTTATCCCCGGCACGCCATTTACTACCTTCTTTGATTTTATTTGTCATACAGTCTCCTTCTTGTAATTACCTTTTTCAGGAATAACATGACGTACACCGCCTCTAGGATCGGCCATATCGCCATTTCTTCTAGGAATGAGATGTACATGCGGATACATTACTGTTTGGCCTGCTGCTTTACCAACATTGATTCCGATGTTGAATCCATCGCATTCGTTATTAGCCATCATTTCTCTACCTTTGCGTAAAGCATCTCGGAACGCATCGGCTATGATGCCGTCAGCATCATATTGCGGTACAAACAAAAGATGTCCTTCTGTGACAGGATATCTATCTTTAAAAACAGCAACATGGAAATCTTCTTCTACAAGATCATCCCATGGTGCTACACCTTCTGCTTTGGCATCGCTTAATGTGTGTGCTTCGTTGCTCATTTTCTACTAAACTCCTTGCGTTCGGTAGGCAGATTGGATTCTTTTAGAACGAATTCTTTTCCGCCTACGCTGCCTACAAATACCTTAGTGCGTTCTTGATACGCCATACGAATCTTTAATGTTTGTACAGCTACTTCTAGATATGCTTTAGGCTTGTAAGACAGAATATGTCCATCGAGGTCTTTGCCGTTGTCTGTACAATGTAATTTTACTTTTTCGTCTATCATTTTGTCCACCAATCTTCATAAGGAAAGTCTATCCAACAATCGTCTTCGGCTTTATTGATTTCTTCACCGACGTAGTCTGCGGATACTTGTGCTTTAGAAGCTAAGTTATCGAACAGGACGGCAAAGCGAACATTATCTCCCCATATACTTTCCCATTTGGGATCATTTGGAAAACATCCACTAGGCCAATCTTTTAATAACCAATTAATGGTGGCACCTGAATCATTGATGTCATCGACGACAAGAATTTTCTTACCAGCAAATGCATCTTCAGCCATCCACAGATTGCTTTCTGTTTCTTCGTTGTCTCTAAGACAGACTTTTAATGTGTTACAGGGTATATCGAAATAATGACTGATCATTACAGCTGGTAGCAATCCACCACGTGTGATGCCTACAACATAATCAGGACGCCAACCTGTTAATGTGACGTCCCGACAAATTTTATTAACTGTTTTTTGTAAATCGTACCAACTAACCGTTCGTTTGTACATTTAACTTTTTCCTTTGTTCAATATATTGTTCATGTTGTATCCATTCCTTACCTTTAACAAGGAATCCCCACTCCCTACGATGTGGTCCAGGCATAAACAACGTCCATGCTGTAACACCTTCTTTAAGTTCGATACGATGATAAGAAGTGGGATTACATACACGAAAATGACCAGGGCCACGCCAATGACGGACCTGTCCGATCATTTCTCCGTTGCCGTTAAATTTAGGAACCCACTCGTAGTATCCGCCTTTAAGGATGAGAGTGGCATACGGCCAAGGATGATCGTGTACATCGTCGGGATCTGACTTTAAGAATTTGTGTAAGAACACATTGAAGGGAAACCAAGACCTATCTTTGAGAAAGACATAATATCTTTCGAGATATGGTTCGTTAGATTCTCTATCGAGGATGATACGTTTACGACCAATGCGTTCTAGGAAGTTTAAAAACCACTTCATTGTTTTATCCTTTATCGTGGAGCGAACTCTTGTTGAAGTTTAATATTGTCCATAAACTCTTTCTTTGTACCCGGATCATCTTTAAACGCACCCTTTAGTACAGTAGTCTGTGTTAGACTAGAGTGTGCCATGATGCCACGATTCTCACAGCAACCATGAGTGGCTTGAATATAAACGCCTAGGTCTTTGGCGCCTGTGGCACGTTCGATCTCCCGAGCAATATCATTAGCCAGTTCCTCCTGGAGAGTACCTCGACGGGCACACCATTGTGCGATACGTGTGTACTTGCTGAGTCCGATAAGTTTCTCGGCGGCAATAATGCCAATATAAGCAACGCCAGTAACGGGTTGATGATGATGGCTACACATACTGCGAAGCTCACTGCGAACAACAAGCATACCTTCGTAACGGTCCTGCGAATCATTGGGAAATGCTGTTGCGTCTGGTGCTGGGTCATATCTTCCTGCCATTATTTCGTTAAAGTACATCTTAGCAAGGCGACGAGCTGTGCCTTTACTATTGGGATCGTTTTCGCGATCGATCAACAAGACATCTAAGACTTTTTCAAATGCTAGAGTTGCTTCGTCGATAAGTTTTTCTTTATCACCGTCGCTTAGGAAATCGCTAATGTTATCGCCGGCCCAGAATCTTTTGTTTTCACGTTTCATTTTAAAACGTAAATGATCACTTAGTTTAGCTAGTTCATATCCGCCGTCGCCGTTCATAGCATCTAACCCTGTTTCTTTCTTGATGAACACAGGTTTACCTAAAGGTTCGTATTCTTGCTTAATAAATTCTCTATTGAGTTCTGCGTTAATAACAGGATCTGGTGTAAATTCTTTTGTCATTATTCTTGTTCCTCAAATAGGGAGTAAAACATTTCGTCTGATGCTTCTTTTTTAGATCTTACTATATCTAATTTTTCAACGATAAAATCTGTTGTCATAATAAGCATGAATGCTTTTCTTTCGAAATTAATTAACTTATCATCACTAACTTCAAACACGTAACCGTGAGCATAATCTTGATAATTTAATTCGTTTGTGATTTTTGGTTGACCTTTGTACGGACCTCTGAGGGTTGAAGTCCAGTCAAAGTTGTCTCTTTCGAATATCGACAGTGCTTTAGTTAAATCGTTGTCATCGGGTTTCTTGCTTCTAATTACAAAAATATGATCCATATTGTATAATCGATCATATTCTTCTTTAGTAGAAGTTATATCTTCTATTGTTTTAAACTTTAACATTTTTTTCTCCGAGTTTGTGTCGTGGATGACATATGTATTATTTTAACATCTTCAGCAAGTTATCGCAACTGAAGAAGTCTTTAGTTAACATATCTACTTGTTTATTTAGGCTAGGTAAGAATTTTTCGTAATTTTCCATGTACTGGATAATCTTATGGCAGACTTCTTTTCTATGGATGTCGTACGATTCGAAAGACTCTGTCCATTTGCTCGGATACTTAAATGTATCTAATGCCATTTCGCTATAGCTGAGTCTATCAGGCACCATTGGAATAGCATCTACTAGTGCGCCTTCGTACCAACTTATGCCTAAGGTTTCTTGTAAATTAGCACTAAACACTAGTTTAGCTTCGCCCAGCATATTGTGATATTCATTCTTGGTCAATGGATATTCTTGACATACACGGAATTCGTATTGAGGAAGATGCTTCTTCAAGTCCATGAATATGTCTAATTGCTTTTCTGGAGCAAGTCGATGTGGGAAAAGAATGACATTTTTCTTTGGCATGTTTTTGTACATGATCAAAGTGTCTGGCATATACTCCATAGGCCAACCAGATCGAATTATCTTACCATCATCACGATAATTTTTTAGATCCTCATGCCTCCATGGATTTTCAAAAATCTCATCATTCAAGAGATTGTCATCGAACATCTTGATATGAAATTCTGTAGCAAAATAATTGTGATCAATCGCGTGGAAAAAACTCTTTTCGGCATGTCTTACCCAACCTGCGTTACCAATAAGACGCCCTAAGAAGTCCTGAGGATCATAACTACCAGCATGCCATAGAGCGTGTATCTTGACAGGAATGCCAAGTAACTCACTCATGTATTTGATGTTAATGATCCCAGGATGCCACGCATCTGTAAAAATAAAATGATCACCAGGGCCCACTGATCCGGCGCAAAATAGTCTGCTAATCTTCTCAACTTGACTAGACTTATATACATTGGTGCCACCAAAATTGAGAAAAGCACCAGGCGTAGTGGCAGCAGGAATATCCGTAGGGCCATCGATAATTTGAACATTTTGTACCCTTTTTCGTAAGAGCTCAGGTACATGAGCCTTCCATTGTCCCGTGTACCTGGTCTCGACAGCTTCTAAATCAACTAAAAATACTGTCATTGTCTTGTGAAGTTTCTTGGCTTATTGTTGTGTCTAAAATCTCTACGTTGATGATTGTGGTTATTATGATAACCACCATTGCTATGGCGTTGAGAGTTTAGAAATGCCCTATAGTGTTCGCTGTCTTTTCTATAAAGATCAGCAGGATTATAAGGACGAAGCTCAAATCGACAAAAGTCGAGATAAGCATCTAAGTCATCAAAAATCTTGACGACATCTGGGCGATTGGCGAAATACTTATATTCCTTGTAGTTCTTAGACATTATAGCCTCTTGTTTTAATATTTGATGAATGAACCATTTTCTCCGTCTTCGGAGATCTCAATCCAAACCTCGCGGCCTGGGTACTTTGCGATAATCTGAGCGTGTAAATCATCGCTCATCATCTCACAACTCTTGTAGTCAAGGCTTAGAACGGCACCTTGACCATTATACAGCGACTCGAGCCATCGTTTGAATTGGATGAACTCGATGTCCCTATCATTGTGGAGCACATTGATCCACACCCTGAAATGAAAGATGTGGCGATGAGGGTAACCCAAAAACGATACGTCATATTCATCTCCAGTAGCTAGACTTGGATCTTCCAAGGCTGCTGGATATTTATGAATACCTTCTTTGCGAAAAGTGACCCAAATCATTTTGTTAGGGCGGACGTCCTGCCGAATATTCATCCTCTTAATGCCTCCATCATGACGATCTTTCCTAGTTCTGTGCCTAGGTCGTCTTCTTCTTTGATAACGAACATCTTACAACCGCTACGATCCTTTAAACGATCATAGCTTCTAGTTTCAACTACATAACCGCCAGATGCCTTGTAGATTTGTAGTCGCATACCTTCTGATTGTAGTTTAGCTTCTTCGACCATTCCGAGAGAAGCTATTGGTTGAGAACTTTCTTCGTCGAATAACCAAGATCGAAATTTTTGTTTAAAAGATCGTTTCATTACTTGCCTTTGTGTTTTTGCTGTTGTTTCGACAGCATATTGTCCAGTTGCCATTACTTTATAATCTCATCTTTACCATATTCGGTCCAACTAGTGAAGCGATCTCTTCCCAGTAGGTCATGGAGGTTATGGCACCACACTCCGTGATTAGTAGCATTAAAATCTCTATCGTCGATTTTAATTGTGGCATTATAGCCTAATTGTTGTAGATAGGGGATCTTTACAGATATCTGCGGAATGAAATTTGTATATTCGCAACACGCAGATTCAAGAAGACCTTCTACGCAACTAACATCAAGATCTAAAGTACATAGGTATTGATGTCCGTCTCTAAGACCACTTCGTAACATTGTTTGGATCATATCTTCCCATGGACGCCATCCGTCACCGTCGTTGACTTGTAGCTTAGGAAAACTTTGATTAGCGCCAAAATAGATATGTTCACAGCCATATGCTACTGCTGCCGCATGAATTTTGCTAGTAGGCTGTACTCCTACAACGAATAAAGTCTTTAATCCAAAGGCAGGAGTTTTTTCTACTTCAATACCTGTGAAAAATACAGCGTCGTCTGCTTGTCCAGATGAATAATCTCTTTTCATATTTCACCAAGTTGAAACGTCAGTGATATCGACGGTAGTGTCGTTATCTTTGTCGTTATCGTTGAACAGATTGAATTTAACTACGACAGTAGGACCGATACCGCTACTATGGCTTTCCTCTAAGGTAAACCATTCTACTTCTTTGAAGTGCGCGGCCATTTTAGATAGTTTTTCGACTTGAGTCCTATTGAGAGCAAATTGTGCCGGAGGAATTGGTTTATCTTTCTTCGTCATCCCAGTGTTCCAATGTATCGTGATCGTGTTCCCATTGCTTACGTTCTAGTTTAGCAATTTCGTCTCTAAAAAACAACCTTTTCTTTTTCAAAGCAGCTAGTTCTTCATCTTTGAAATTACCATTTCGCTCCATTTTATCGATTTGGTTATCTAGGTGTTGATGTACTTCTTGTAAGTGCTTGATTCGATTCTCATACATGCTGAGCCTCCTGCTCGTGATAGAGTTCTTCTAATTCCAAAAGTGCTTCATCATTTGGATCCATGAAGTCTTCTACTGTTCCTGTTTTTTGATCTTCTTCAAACAGCGAATTGTATGTGTTCTTAGCAACACCACCTTTCAATCTCATACCCATCATGTCATTGAGCATAGGTCTTGCCTGTTCGATCATCTGCATCGGAGTTTCTGATTTGAATAACTCTTCGACAAATCTATCAAAATACAGGATATTGCGAGGAACCCAATCAGAGTATTCATCGCTCATATCGTTTTCTTTGACCTTACGCCATAGTTTCCAATCAGGCTGTATCTTCTTAGTTTCGATATCCATGAGATTGTTAGCACGTTGTACAGCAACGATATGGCAATATGTGTTATGTGCCATCATAAGCGCATAACCAAAGCTGTCCCAGCTTGTCTTGCCTTCTTTGCCGACTTTGTTTAACATACCTGGTTTGTACCAGCAGATGTCTCCGATTGACAGCCTGCGTCCTATTTCTGATTCGAAGGGGAACGGGACATGAAAAGCCTGGCTAAGGGCTTTGTTGTCTGGGGCTTTGTCCATGATAACTGACCAGCGTTTGTTTGTGTGCTGTGCGTTTGTGTAGACGAGCCCGTGTGCTGTTGCGATAAACGGTGATGCGCAATCAAAAGATATGGTAAAGTTTTCATTTACGTTCTTCCTAATCTGTCTTTGAATAGAAGTCAAATAGCAAGACCAATCTAATTGGGCTGTACCCAAGAAGTGCATCCAATTACGATCGTCTAACAGCTTTTCATCTCGCAATATGATAAGACGTTTAAGTGCGATTTCCATGTCGCACATGTTCTTACCACCCATCGCCCAACCTTCGGTAGGAAGATGTTTGACAGCCTGATACCAAGCATCGGCTGTTTCCCAGTCGCTGCCTTGTAACACGTTTAGAAACTTAGTTTGTCCTAGTCGATTACGGATAAAGTAATCGTTATTATGTAGAGTTTTATCTAAACAGTCTTGGAAGCTCTTAAGACCTGTCTTTGGACTGTGTATATGATCACAAGCCCATGTCGGAACGTCTAGCAACATAGACCAATCAGCAGTTAGCTCTAGCCAATTAAGGATCTTATCACGAACATCATTAGCAGCCTTGCCTTCAAAGTTCTGCCAGTCAAACTTAAGAACACCTTTACCAATCTGATATCCACCGGAATCTCCAACGATAACAGTGTTAGCACGATCGCGATCTTGGATCATCGCATCCATGGTCATAGTCTTGTTAAGATCTAGTGTAGCATGTCCTGCGGAATAAAGACCATACTTGTAAGTAAAGTACCCTTGTTCAGGATTAAGAAAGTTCATACCTTCGATACCACGATCGAAACCTTGTGGAATACGATCGTCGGGAACGAATTGTTCGAAACGTTGTTTACTGATATACGTGCTAAAGAAACAGCTGATAGCTGGCAGATATACTGCGTAATCTTTTTGTAAAGGTGTTAAGTTGACTGGTGGGTTCATATTAAGGGCTTGCCTGTTCCATAACTTCGCCATGATCGTGATATGTATCTTTGGCTAGTTTTGCTGTTATTGTTAATTGTTGTTTGGCTTTTTCTACATTCTCCATAGCTATTTTAACAGCTTGATTAGTAGAAGCCAACCGTTCATATTCTTGTTCTTCGTTGCGTCTCTGACGTGCCCAATCCAGCAATGCTTCTGCTTCTGAAGAAAGATTCACGCTGGCATAGCTCATACCCATTTCTTTCCATGAATTTCCGTCATAGACTTCTACGGCCGAATTATTCGGATTGTATCTTAGAGAACCAGCAGACAAACTGCCTGGACTGATATATGTGCTCATAGGAGAACCGCCTTGTACATTTAAGTAACGGCTGTTGGTAGTAATATTTTTAATCATCGCAATCACCTTTAGTTGCCTTAATAGCAAAAGCGATCATGCCAACCACGACCACTAATGCTACAAGACTGAAAATTAAATCAAGATCCATGATATCAAGACGCCTGTGCTGGAATGATATACCTGTAAGTAGTCAACCCGCTGTCTAGTGTGATTTCGATAGCACCTTCGTTGGAAAGTTTCATCTTGGTATTATTAACATCAGCAATCTTCAAGATGCTTAGTACTGGCAACACTGGCCAAGTCCAACCCTTGTTCAACGTACCTACGACATCGGTAGCAAAAACAAATTCACCACCGTGTGTGCTAGCATCACCGAAGATAAACTTTAGATTGTTGTTTTCTGTCTTGGCCAAGAATGTTGGATGTTCGCTATGAGCACCTGCTTGGAAATTGAAACGAGCCACTGCTGCCACACTGGGTTCTAATTCTACGTGCCAAGCAACGCCACGGAACTTAACATTCTTTAGCTTTTCGTTTACAGCTTCCATGCTCATAAAACGATAGTCGTTCTTGAAGTCGCCATCTTTATTTTCAAAGTGGATGCCTACTGGCAGGGTCTCGCCGTTGCGTTCTGCTTTGAAAATATTGATCTTAGCATCTTCTTTGTATTCTGATCCATCTAGCAGATACTTCAACTTTTGTAGTTGAGGCATACCAAAAGTACCAATCATATCAGGATATGGATTGTGTGTATTGGCATCCATGATCACTGAACGATCTTCTGCCATAGAAAAGAAAGTTGTGCTTTCTTCTGTGCCCGTAACCTTAACAGTAGTTAGGAATCCTAGGTTCTGTGTATGGCTTACGATGTCTTGTAAAATGTCCTTCATTAGAGTTCTCCATGTATAAGTTAATTTTATTTAGATCGTGAGTAAATGTCAAGTGAAATTTATTCAAAATCAAAAAGCGAGTTAAAGGTGTTATCGCTTCTAGTCTGACTGATGTCCCACTCTAGCACACCGATCAAATTTTCTAGTTTTTCATCTATGACGGCATTTTCCATCTCACCGTCATTGAATGGTAATTCTTTGAACCACGATGGTAGTCTAAGTTCGTCTACCGGATAAGCTACAGAAGTATATCCCATGGGATTTTCTTTTAACTTACACACAATAACTTTGGCACCATCGGTGATATTCATAGAATACTTGTCACCATACATGCGTTTGAGAGTATTCCAATTGATACTGGCTCGCACATGTCCTGGCATATTAGCTTTGCCTGCTTTCTTTTCTTTGGCTTGATATTCTGTTATGTTATTGGCTCGCTTGGGCGATCCTTTCTCCCAACCAGGTCTTAATTTAAACTCAGTCCTAAACTCCGTGATAAAGTTTAGGATTTCATCTCTGTCAGTACCTTTAAGAACTTTTTCTAATACTTCGCTTAGAAAGTTCTGAATGATTACAGGAGTATCTGAACGCTTAAGATCCAGCCCCATAGCTTTGATCTTGCCAGGCTTGCCGTCAACATCAGATCGTTTGCCTTCCTTGTCGTAATAAAGAACAGCATAACGTTTCTTGGTAATAAACAATCCTTTTGATGCTACGATTTCACGACCAGCACGTATGACTTCGCCGCGTGTCTTTGGACAATGGAATTTTTCGTTCATCATCTTAGCAAAGCTAAGATTAGTTTCTTCTGCTATCTGATCATATAGCTGTATTACAGTTTCTTTAGTCCAAGGAATCTGACCAGATTCGATTTCTTTCTTGAGAACATTGTATGCGGAAAAATAACAAGAGTCGGTGTCGCCGTAGATGATAGCTTTGCCCTTGTAGTCATATTCACCTGTAATAATTTCGTTGATCTTACTAGCCATATGTTTCACGATAGTACGACCACTGAGTGTAGTAGATTGTCCTATGCGCGGATCAAAGAATCTACAGCCAACGTTAAGAATAGCACCATACAAACTATTCAAGTTAATCTTCTTGACCAGCTGTCGTTTGTCCCAGTATTCTTCTTCAATCTTATTACCTGCGGCAATACTTTCTTTTAATTTGGCCTGTAGTTCTTTACGTTCAGCATACCAGCGTTTTAGCAGACCTGGTATTACACCTTCTTTTTCATATGTAAAGATAGTACCATTAGCTGACAACATCCACGGTTGGTTGCTATCAAATATGAGATCATTAATTTGGGCTCCTGAGAGCGTGTCACTGCCGCCCTTTTCCCAGTCGATAGTGATTTCTTTAGCGACATTTCGATCCATTACAAATTCGTATTCTAATGTTCCGAAAAGTCCTTCCCAAGCTGCGGCAAATGACTTACCGTGACGTACCATCTGCTCGTCAATATAGGCTTTGGTATAATCTGGACGCAACTGTCCTATCACTGTTTCTGGACCCATGTTTAGAGCACGAATAGCAGACGGATACAGTGAGTTAATGTCAACTGATCCAATCCATTCTGCTATACCCTTCTTTGGATATGCTACATACGCACCAGCAGCCTGTGTATCGCCGTGTGAATCTCTATTGGCTCTGTTGGGCACGATCATGCCTCTGCGGTGTGCTTCGTTAATAATAGCCTGTTCAGTAACAGCTACAGCACCCATAGTGGTCTGTAGCAACACAGTATTTTCATGTGCGATCTGATTGGCTAGATCGATAAATTTTAGTTTTTTATCAAGTTTATCTAACAACGCACAGTCTTGTCTATTGTATTCGATAAACTTACGGAAGTCGTTGTTATACAATTGATCTAGTGTGCCTTCATAGACAGTTTTGTTTTCTCCGATTTCCATCTCACCGATAGCATCTAATCTATAGGTGTGGCGTTCTTCGTAGGTATATTTTCTATAAAGTTCTAGACTGTCTAGATGTACACGACCGATGAAGTCGTATGTAACTGCGGTCTTACCAAACTTTTCATATTCGCGCTTTTTGGGAAACTGATCCCAAAGGCAGAATCTGCGAGTATCTTCTTTGCTTAATGCTTTGGTAACACGATTAACAGTATAGGGAATATCATATCCTTCGCTGTTCCAACCACTGATAACGTCTGCGTCTTCAATAAGAGTTAGAAAGTTGTCTAACATCTCCGCTTCAGTTTCGAAGAGATATGTATTAGGGAATTCTTTAACAGCTTCTGTAGCTTCGGCCATAGACATCGTTTTTGGAGGCACAGCCAAACAGACTAGTGTATCTAACCATTGTAGATGTATAGCGATAGAAGTGATAGGCATGAAAGCATCTTCAGGCGATGCGTAACCGCGTTCAGGATCGAAATCGACTTCGATGTCGAAAAATGCTACATTCAATTTTGGAGCATCTTGTCCTAGATAATTTTCTTCTAGGCATCGGAATATAGGATTGATGTCGGATTCAAATAGCCGTTGGCTACCGTGTATCTTTATTTCTTTGTGGAATTCTTTGAGGTTCTTACAAGTAACTCTGTTTAGTGTGTCACCGTACACACTGGTATACTTGCCTCTAGTATCTGGATAATAGAAAATATATCTAGCAGGAAATTCTTTATATTGTCTGCGACCTTCTTTATCTCGTTCTACGATACTTACAAGATCAGAATCTCTGCTGTACAAAGCGTCAACGTAACTCATCAATTCTCCTATGCCATTTAGGGCTGGCAAATACCAAACTGATCATTTATGGCTGATCAACCGTAATCTATATTAATTAGTTAGCATTCTTATCAAGCCAACAGTATCGATACTGGTCAGCAAGATATAGTTAGCCAACATGCCGAAACTTTTTCTAGTCCAAGCAGCCCAAGCATACAGAGCACAGCCAGTAATCCAAACAGGGTAGAGAGCCAAAAGAGGCGGGTTTGGTACAGTGACTGCCATCGTGATACTACAAAATATGCTGATAGCCCAAGCAAACAACTCCACCACAAAGCGGACAGGATGACTAGACCAGTCATCCCTAATCCAATCGAATGTGGGTTTTAATAGATCTATCATTCTGGTAAATGTTTAGTAACACCGAGGATGCCTTCGATTTCTTCCCATTCAGATTCGTGGTCTTTCCAGTTACCCTTATGAGCGATACGTATAGCTTTGTTGATGATGCTGGGTTTTACTTGGAGTTCTTCTGCCACAGCTTTGACAGTTTCTTTAAGACCTTCTTGTAGGTCTTCTACTTCTCTTAGAACATTAGAACCTTCTGCGATTAAACGTTCTAATTTTGCTTTTTCTTCGGGACCGTAAATTTTAGCCATTTATAATAACTCCTAATATAGCTATTATATATGACTTGAGCCCCGAAGAGCAAAAATTTTTATGCCAAAACGTGCATCGCGTGTTCGTAATGCTTTTTGCGATCTTCTAGACCAATAGTGCCGCCATTGATACGTTTGGTCATTGTTAGGATGTCGCCGGCATCTGCGTAGGCATTCAACCCATTAGCAGCCCAGAACCAACCAGCTGATAGTACTGCGCCTGGGGATGTTTCTAATAGATCTGGTTCTGATAATAAATCAGCACCAAGAGCATCACCACAGGCTCTGTAGTTGTTCTTGCCTGTGACTTGGATCAGTCCACGACCACGATAGCGGAAACCATCTCCGCTGGCTTCGTCACCGTTGCCCATTCTGTTAGCATACACTCTGTTGGCAATCATTTCTGGTTTGCGAGCGTATTGACTTGCTATTTCTGAATCTGGAAAATACTTATGGAAAATCTTTTGTAAACCATCGGCTGAGTAATTTAGATTTTCTACCATAGCATTAAAGTTGCCACTTTCATGTGCGCATTGCGCTAAGAAAGCAGCTTGTCTTGAAGGTGTGTTAATTTCAAACAATTCAAATGCTTCCATGAATCCATCATATAGTTCAGCTATTCTGTTAGGATTAGCATGTGGGAAAGCAGCTTGGATTTGTTCTAGACTAGCCATCTTTTATTTCCTTATTCTGTAATAGTATCGCAGACGTCCCAATCACCGCCCATTCTTTCATAGGTCATAGCGGCAAACGCATCTGCTTTTGCTGATTCAGTGAATTTGTTTTTTGCTACACGTTGAGCCCAATCCCACAGTGCTTCATCTTTAGGATCGATCTGTTTTGTGTAATTGCTTTCTTTAACGATAGCAAGAGCATTGACAAAGGTCAGTTTTGTTTCTACTGATTCTTTCATAGGCTTCTTGGTTTTAGCATCCTTAGCTGCCTTCTTCATTGGCTCTTTCTTGTTACCATCTTTGTCTAGATCGATATAATCTGGTTTGGCAGCTTCGTTGGCACGTTGTTTCTTTAACACAGCGCCGGCAATCTTCTTGCCTTTTTCTCCACCACCTGCTGACTTAGCAATCTTAGAAAAGTTCTTACCTGGCTTACCAATGTCTTTACCAGCGCGAGCTTTCTTGGCAGAATAATCTCCTGTAGAAGCTTCTTTCATCGAACCATGTACTGAGCATTTGGTCTTGCCTACAGTTTCACAGGTACACTTTTTAGTTTCGTTGGTCATAGAATTGGTTACAGCTTGACCCAAACCGCCACCTACGACAGCACCAACTGGTCCACCGACTAGAGCTCCTAGGCCAGCGCCTACTCCTGCGCCGATAACACCTTCTTGTACATTGTATGGTTGACCTTGGTTCATGCCTGCGTGTTGATGGTAGCATTCACCCATTTCACCGTGTGAAATCTTACCACCGCATTTTTCACAGGATTCTTTGTGATGCATACACATCTCTAGGTTTCCTGCTTTGTGATGCTTGGCATATTCTGAAGCATGGTGATGAGCCATTTCTGCTGTGCTTTCCATACCTTCTGTATATTTGCGCTCATGCTTGACACCAGTCTTGGTCTTGGTCAATGTGCCCTTAGAAGTTTTGACAGTATCACCTGGTTTAGCACTCTTATCAAATGAATCCTTGTCTTTGTGTTCGGAAGCTTCTTTGACCTTAGCGTCTTTAGCTGCCTTTTTCATTGGCTCTTTCTTGTTGCCATCTTTATCCATATCTAGGAAATCGGGCTTGGCTTTCTTTTCAGCTAGAATTGATTCTGTTAGCGGAGTAACTCCTGCTAGAACCTTGATAGCCATGCTTTCTTCTAGTACGACGGGATCAGCTAGCTTTGGTGCTGCTACAGGCGTCGCTGGAATATCAATACTGTCTATTTTTTGGATGAGTGCTTTAAAATCCATGTTATTTTCCTTGGGTCTTCATTAACTTGTTGGCTCCATGAGCTTTCTTTTCATACGTATATTTATCTTTTGAAAGCCGGACCGCCGAATATGCTTACGTCCTTGGTATCAAGGGCATTAGCTGTTTTTACTTTTTTCTTAGATCTAGCTATGTTAGGGTTGGCTACAGACGCTATATTTCCTGCGCTAGTAGCACCTGCTGTAGCAGATTCCTTGATTTTTGATGGTTTTGCTAGTAGTTCTGCTAATTTCATTTGATTTCTCGTACATTAGTTACCATAGAGCTGGGCCCGTACATTACTTTAAACAATCTCCTAGCCATTTCTCTGTTTTTAGCGTTAACTGCTGTATCAATGTAAGAAGTAGATCCATTAAGTTTTACCTTGATCCTAGCTCCATAATATCTATAATCATTTACTAGCTCGCCAAATCTCATTTCTTTCTACCCCGTCTCATATTTATTTGCCAACGGGCTAGCTGTCCTTTACGTCCTTTAGCGTGTGAGGCTTTTTCTAATTCAGCCATAGTGGCTTTTTTAGGTATTCCATGGCGTTGGCTATCACCTGGGCGACCTGGTCCTTTGCCATCAGCAAAGTTTTCCGCCACACCTTGCTTGCTAACTTCTTTAACGTCTAATGCTACATCCGGACTGTCATCTATGAAACCCAGTCTTTCGACAGCACGTTTTACGTGATCGCCCGGTTCGATAATCACACTATCAAATTCACCTTTATGATCATTGATAGTTACCTTTACTGGCATGTTAGTCTGTTTGAGATAGTCCAAAGTCTTGCCGACAGCACTTCCGGAAAACTTAGTAGGACTGCCTATAGGGTCGAATCTATTGTATTTTGTTAAGAACTTGTGTACAGAATAAAACCCAGATCTTCTTGATTCTTCGATACTTTCGTCTTTGGCAGTAGCGATAGCATTGCTGCCGCCTCTATCTTTGCTGATTAGCTGTTGTGGTTCGTGAGGCTCTTCTCCTTGACCAACACGACGGGCACGTTTCAACCCATCTAATACTTTTTTAAGTGTATCTTCGTCAGCTTGATATTTGATACCTATACCGCCTGCTGCTTCCCAGGATGAAATGTTGCTACCTCTATCATCTATTAAGACATTAGGCATGCCATTGGCATTGACTGCGTACTTGGCTTTGTTAGCTACTATAAAAATATTTTTAGGTTTTACTGCTAGATGTTTTTCTATCCAGCGTCTTTTTTGTACACCGGAATTTTCGTGATCGCCTCTGAGAGGGCTTGAACAGATATTATAGCTGCCAGCAGCATCGACAACGATATCTAGTAGTTTGTCAGCGGTAGGAAACTTAGGCAATCTATAAAAGAAGTCAGTGCCTATCATCTTGTTTAACGTTGGATCTGCTTTAGCTGGAGGAATGTCTCTGTAGTTGCCTGATTCGATACCGGCTAGTTTGGCATATTCTGAGAAAAAATCTGCGAGGACACCGTCCATGTCAACATAGACTTCCATTCCCTGCGGTAATTTTAATTCACTTGCTCTCATAAATTATTCCTGCTAGGCCACAACCAAATCTAATAATTCCTTCTAGTATGTCTTTAAACAGGGCTATAAGGGTTTCTCGGACGGTCATAACCATCATCCTCTGGATATACTGGATACTCGTTCATACTGAAAAACTGCTCCCGCAACCACATGTGCTTTGCGCATTAGGATTGCTGATAACAAATTGACTGCCCATGATATCTTCTTTGTAATCTATGCTGGCACCTTCTAGATACATCATGCTCATAGAATCGATAAGCACTTGCCAACGTCCGATATCTATAGAAAAATCATCATCGTTTTTTACATCATCAAAAGTAAACCCATAACTAAACCCACTACATCCTCCACCTTGTACAAAGGTACGAAGTTTTAGATTTTCATTATTTTCTTCTGAAAGTAAATCTTGTATTTTGACTTTTGCTGCTGGAGTGATTTCTACCATGTTAAACTCCGAAACGATTTCTTTTTACATTAGCTACAGGACTAGCATTGTTGATGTGTTCGCTTTCTTTTCTTTTGTCGGGACCTATTTTTTGTGTTTTCAAACCAATTCTTTTTGCGCTGTGGTCTATGATTTCTCTATCGCCATCACTGAATTGTACAGCTACTAGATTATTAGCGATATCGCTTTCTTTAGCCATGTCATGTAGTGGATCTGGGCTACCAGCTGCAGCCACACCCCATCTATACATATCATAAGTCCATCCTTTGATCGCAGGAAAGGTTTTAGCGCCATGTACTGTGGTATTTTCTTTTTTCAAACCTTCTGTTATTTCTTTCCAACGCATTTTATTTTCCTACAGGTTTTTCACCGGTTAGATAAGGCTTGCTAAACCATAACTGGAACCATTCAGGTGTTCCTGGTTTGATATTGTGTTTTTTCATCAGTTCGCCTTTTTCATTGCCAGTAATACTTATATTGCTACCGCCGTATGGCTGATAGCCCTTAAATTCTGTTATGCCTGCTAGGCGTTTTAATTCACTGAGTTCCATCTTGAGATTCTTCTGTAGATTTACTTTTATGTTTTTCGTAGCCTTGCTTCTGTTCTTTTTTCTTATCGCGATGAACACCAGCAGCACCACTAGTACGCTTGGCCTGTAGAGTTTTCCAATTAGGATCTCTCTTTTTAGGTAAGTCGTTTTCAAATAAGTCACGTAGACGCATCAGTATTTCCCCATATCTATTTCTCGGCCTCTGCCTATGGGGCGTTTGCCTTGTTTCTGTTTGAATCTATTGTATTGTGCTAACGCTGTTATCATAGATTCCATAGCACCTGCTTTGTATAATACGTATTCGATATTTTCGTAGTTACCGTATTTGAGAAACTCTTGTATAGATTCAAATTTACGGCTTAGGTTAGATACTAGAGATTTTTCATCCCAAGTTCCCATACCACCGTCTGGACGGATCTGAGCACCTTTCTCTGGATCATTTACTAATATTGCCTCTGCGGCTTGTCCTGTCATTGGTGCCTGTACTACATAGTTTCCTATGGTAGTGTAGTTTTGATGTGCTAATTGTTGCTTGACATTCTCTGGCGGACCTAATCTATATTTTATAGCAGCGGCAGACAGATTCATTTTATCTAGTATCTTTCCTGTCTTAGGATCAGATATAACTACAACAGGATCTTTAGTGTTAAGTTCTAATGGACCTTCATTAACTTCTTCTTTGATTTTTAATCCCGAACGTACAGCATCATATAATTGCTTGGCATACTTGCCTGCACCTGTTATTTCAGTGAATGCTTCTACATCTCCTGCTCTAGCAGCATCACGTGCGCCACTAGCACTAATTCCTGCTAGTCCCTCGTCATCGGGATCTCTGTCTCCGCTAGTAACAACATTTATTTCTTCAAAGTTGTACATGCCGTTGGGCATTTCTACCCCATTATATTTGTCTAGTAGCTCTTTGAATGTGCCAACTCTATCACTGCCACCTACGAATGTGATTTTCCTGTAACCTTCATCGTACAGTTTAGCAGCGATAGCCATGATAGTGTTTAGGCCAGGATCTGCTGAAACATGTGCGGCATGTTCTGGAAACATCACTCTGATAAATTTGATTTTTGTATCAAAGTCTAATGGATTATTTTTTAAGGGTTTTTGTGCGGGGCTAATGAATATTCTATAGTTCTTGTTGGTTTTTGCTAGTGTATCAAACACAGCTTTATGCCCTCGCGTGGGAGGATTCATTCTACCAAAACAGAATGCTATAGAATCTCCCGAATCTTCCCATAACTGCTTTAGTCTCATTATTCGTAATCGCCTCGGTCTATATATCTATGTTGTTCTTGAGCCATTCTCTTAGCTAGTTCTAGAATATCATCTTCACCGAATATGTCATCTTTGACATCATCGAGATCATGTTTCTTACAATAAATCACTATGGTCTTTTTAATGGGTTCAACATAGTGATGATAGTCGTCTGGTGACGCAGTGTCTTTATGTTGTTTTATAGCAGGAAAGAAAAATTTAGACAAGATATCATTATCGTTGTCGATGAAAAATTTAAGATCAGCTAGATAGTTTATTTCAGGATCTAGTCTATGATCTTGTTCTTTCTCAAGAGATGCAAAAAGCTCTTGTAATCTCATTACCAGCTCCTACATGACCAGTAACGAGCTTTAGTGCGTGGTCCTGGATTAGCGCAATTATGTCTTGCTCTAAATGACTTACGACGAGCAGGATTTGATTTCTTAATACGCATTTTCTTATCACCAAAGTTTACTTTTTTAATGTTGCCGGTCTTTGGATCGCGTACATAGACTTTAGATTTTTTAACATCACCGGGAAGTTTTTTACCTAGCGGAACTTCCTTGCCATGATACTTGGCTTCATTCTCGATGCTCTCACCGCCTACTAGATCTCCTGCGCTAGCCGGACGCTTCATGCGGCCTTTCAGTTGACCGGCTGGACCTTCTTTATGCCCAACAGCAGCGCCAGCAAATGGCATGTTCATGGCTTCTGTTTCTTGATGTGTGGCTTCTTCTGATTCCATATAATCCCACACTGCTACTAGCATATTTTTAGCTACAGCGATCTTTTCCTGGCACCATTCAGGCAAGTTATCGCCTGTCTGTATAAGATCGTCTAAACCGTCTACAGCACGTCTTAGTGTTTCTAGATTGTTGTCGGCCATTCCGGCTTCATCATCATACTCGGGATTGTAATCTTCAGTCTTGCCTGCTTTCTTCTTGGCTATAGCAATCGCAGCTTGTTGTGCTGGATTAGCAGCTTCAGGCACACAGTTAGGTACAGTCTTGCCGTTCTTCTTTTTGGTGCCTACGGGGTGGTAGCCTTTCCAGCACGGATTGTCTTTAGGATCTTTAAGACCTTCAACTAGTTCGCCTTCAAGGAATCTCACTCCCTGTGTTTCTAACATCTGTATGGCTTGATCATCTAATTCTACTACGATACCATCTTCGGCAAATCCTACGATATGTGTGCCAATTTCTAGATCTTCACTAAAACTGATACCAAACTCGTCACCTATAGAAAACCCTTCGTCTGCGTCCTGACTGGTCACGCCTTTGCTAGCAGCTTCTTTATCTAGTTCTGCTTTTCTCTGTTCTATAGCTTTGGCTATTGTGGGATCACTGCTGGCAACAGGATCTGCTGCTAGATCGTCTAGTGCCTGTTTTTTGGCTGCGTAATCGCCTTGCGGGTCGTTGGGATTTAATGCTGTTTCGAACTGTATTACTGACAGTTTTTTTATTGTATTTTGAATATCAGATGTTTTCATAGTATGATCCTTGCCGTGAATTCATACTATATTTATCGTAAACGAATAGTTAGTGATTATATCTAATTTCGCGTATCATGCCTTCGATCAGTGTGCCTTTTGCCCTGATCCATACGAAATTTCCGTAGAAATTAGCATATCTGGAAGTTATTTGTGTTGTACTGTCGATAGCTGCTAGGTCTTCAAAGCCCTGTACATCAAACCAATCATTTTCTGTCGGTGATACAGCTAATGTAGCCTGTATGTATACAGCACCTTTGAAATTGTCAAATAGAAATTGTACGGTGTGTAAACCGTCGCCGGAATTGTAAAATCCGTCGCCCTGTGCGGGTTCGCTAACGAAATCTCCGTTAGCATGGATCTGTGAAATTAAAACTGTACTTAGTGCTGGCATGATATTATTTATCGGTTAGCACGTAATCGTAAACGTGCCCTACAGCTTCGCCACACCGCAATTTAAGCATTAACAAGGTATGTTCGTCTTTGGCTAGCACGTATCTACGATCCCAGTTCCAGTTAGTAGTGATAAACCATCTAGATACTGTATCAGTAATCCTGATTTTACCATCTTGTTCTTTAAGCCATTTAATCATTCTGGCTTTTTCTGCCATGCTAGACACTTTGTGTGGTTGTAGATAAACCCTGTGCTTATATGTATTATCCGGAAATTTTTTTACCAATATTTTGTTTTTATCGGATAATACTGATTCTGTTCCTTCTTTAGGTGAAACACACAGTCTCAATACACTGGAAAATTTCTCATTGATCTTTTTAAAAATACTAGGATCGTTGGTATAGAAATCAATATTATCTGATTCTAACCTAAAAGCTAAATCTTCATTGATGTTATACTTTCCTATAAAATCGATGATCTTAAAAATATCATCCGCATTATTAATGGCCTTAGCATAAAATTTATTTTTTGTGAAAACGTTCCCGCCGATCAGTCGTATGACTTCATCTAGAGATCTAGACCGTATGATAGAGACGCCGGGGACGTTTAGGCTAGACTTATACAGCCACTTACCGTAAAAACTACGAGTTGTTGTTTTGTACTTCGTCATCGAATAGTTTGCCATCTAATACTTTCTTATGCTGCTTCAACGCACGTTTTTCTAGCTTGGTAAGACCGTCACCTAGATTTTTTACTTCGAATACCAGTTGGTCATTTTCTACTCTAACAAATACTCTTCCGCCATCTTTAAGTTCACCGAACAAAATCTTACGGCTCAGCGGGCTCTTGATTTCGTTATCGATAACTCTAGCTAACGGTCTGGCACCCATCTTGCTATTGTAACCACGGTCTGCTAACCAATCTCTAGCATCATCGTCGATAATGATCTCAACATACTTGTCTTTGATCTGTGTGTTAAGATCTTTCATAAACTTGTCAACGATAATACGTACAGTATCTTTAGACAGTTTGTCAAACTTAATAACACTGTCGAGTCTATTACGGAATTCAGGGGCAAAGAACTTCTTAACTGCTTTGTCGTCCTCACCGTCCTTGGATAGATCTCCGAAACCAATAGTGTTCTGTTCGTTGTCAGCAGCACCCAAGTTTGATGTCATGATCAAAATAGTATTTCGACCGTCGGCCATCTTACCATTGCTACCTGTAACAAAACCGTTATCCATCAACTGTAACAGAATGTTAGTAACGTCTTGATGTGCCTTTTCGATTTCATCTAACAGCAACACACAGTTAGGTGTTTCCTGTAGTTTAGTAATAAGTAGACCTGTGTTATCTTCATAGCCTACATATCCTGGAGGAGCACCAATCAATTTTGCTACAGCATGTTTCTCTTGGTATTCGCTCATGTCAAATCTAACTAATGGAATACCTAGTGATTCAGACAGCTTCTTGGCAGTTTCTGTTTTACCTGTACCTGTAGGACCAACGAACAAGAAACAGCCCACTGGCTTGTTAGGCAACTTCATACCTGCCTGTGCTACAAATATCTTGTCTACTAGATTAGTGATAGCTTTTTCTTGACCAAACACAGTATTCTTCATGTTGCTTTCGAGATTTACAAGACTGTTGCTTTCTCTTTCAGAAACAGTTTCAAACGGCATCTTGGTCATTTTGCTGACTTCAAACATGATCTGTTCTAGATCAACGATGTTGATATCATCGCCTTCTGTTTCTGCATCGGGTCTAATTTTAAATCTAGCAGCAGCACAGTCGATGATGTCGATAGCTTTATCTGGCAGTTTCTTTTCTGGCATATATTTCATAGATAGTTTAACAGCATTTTCGATAGCAGCATCTGTGATGCGTACTTTGTGATGCTGTTCATAATATCTACGAACGCCCTTCATGATCTTGACGGTCAATTCCGGTGTAGGCTCGTCGACATTCACTCTTTGGAATCTACGCATCAATGCGCGATCCTTTTCAAAGTGCTTACGGAATTCTTCCCATGTCGTAGAAGCAATAACCTTCATAGTGCCTTTAGTCAACATGGGTTTAAGCATATTGGCTAGATCGTTAGCAGAACCATTCGCAGCACCGGCACCACTCATCATGTGCGCTTCGTCGATGAATAAAATCACCTTGCCTTTCTTTTCTAAAGCTGCCAACACCGCTTTCCAACGTTCTTCAAAATCGCCACGATATTTGCTGCCTGCTAGTAGTGCTGAAATGTCTAGTGTATAAACTAAGTGATCGTGTAGGAACTTAGGTACTTTCTTTTCAAAGATCTTGCGAGCAAGACCTTCTGCGATAGCAGTCTTACCAACACCTGGTTCACCGATCAGTAGTACATTAGACTTGGTTCGTCTAGCCAAAATCAATTGTATATTTTCAATTTCTTCATCACGACCGATGACAGGATCGATTTTCTTTTGTTTGGCCATCTGAGTAAGATTTACACAGTAGTTGTTAAGTATCTTGTCAAGCTGTGATGGATGAATATTGCGTGGCATGTTTTCTTCGTCAGTTTCTTCAAATTTGCCTTGGCAATATTGTATAAATTTTTCTTTGACAATCCCGCCTTTGGTTAGATAATAAAAAGCGAAACTTTTTCTTTCACTCAAGATCGCAATCAGTACATCTTCTACTTCGATCTTTTGTCTACCGCTAAACAGTGTTTGTGTGAAACTGCGATTTAACACACGTTCTACACTAGCAGTCCTTCGGGGTTTTTGACCTTTAAGGTCTGTGCGTATTTCATTAAGTTGATTTTTAAGAAATTGTTCTAGATTAGATTTTATAAAATCACTATTGGCTCCATATTCCTTTAGTGCTTTGATCATGTCATCATCGCACATTATGGCAAAGGTAAGATGTTCTAATGTCACATATTCGTGTGACAGTTGTTGAGCTAATCCGATAGCACGTTCAAAAATCGCTTGTAACTTTTCACTGGGTTCTAACATATTACCTTCTCTTTTTTAGTTTCTTCATTGCTAAGTCTAACTTCAGTTTACTGACTTTGTCAACAAAACATATACCATCTAGGTGATCGTATTCGTGTTGGAAACATTTAGCCAGATAACCGTCTACTTTAATTTCGTGTGTGTTACCTTTGCTGTCTTGGTATTCAGCTCTGACCCATTCAGGTCTTTTGACCATTAGATATAGTCCTGGATAACTTAGACAACCTTCTTGATCTAGTTTTTCTTCCTGGCTAGTTTCTAATATCTTTGGGTTGAATAACGCAAAGGGTTCTGGGAATCCTTCTATGTTTTTACTACCCATCACAAATACTCTTTTAGTAATACCAACCTGATTAGCAGCAAGCCCGATACCATTATTATTAAGCATGAATTCTATCATGGCCTGTTCTAGATATTCGGGATCTTCATCTATGCCGAACGCCCAGTTAGTACTAGGAGTAACTAGACTTTCGTGTACACCTAATTTAAATTCCATTTTTTAATTTCTCTACTAGTAGTTTTTGATCTTCTCTAAGTGTCCTAGGTATAATCACTTTTATTCTAACTAGTAAGTTACCTCTATGCCCTGACCTAGGATGAGGCAAACCTTCGCCTCTACAACTTAATACTGTGTCGGGTTGTGTTCCTGCTGGAACAGATATAGTGAATGACTTATTATCTAATGTAGTAACTGTGAGGCTAGATCCTAATAGTGCTTCCCATACATCTACACTATGATCGCAGACTAGATCGAGTCCTTCCCTTCGCCATACAGGGTGTGGTATTATCCTTACAGATACTATAAGATCACCCGGTGGAAATCGAGGTATGCTATGATCACCCATACCTGGATATCTGATCTGTGAACCATCATCGACACCGGCTGGTATATTGATAGATACTAATTTAGTATCACCATTTCTAAAACTAACCTGTGCGTCTATATTTTTGCCTGTTAGTACATCTGCTAGTGTGATGTCTACGACGGCTGTTATGTTGGTGTTTCGTTGTGGCTGAGGGCTATTACCAAAATGGAAACTGAAAGGTCCGCTGCCAAAGAATGATCCAAATATGTCATCTGGATTCATATTATTAAAAGGATTTCCGCCACCGCCCATGCTGTTGAACGGATTGGGATTATCATACTGCCTGCGTTTTTCGTCGTCACTGAGTGTATCGTAAGCTTCTTGTATCGCCTGAAACTTTTTAGGATCACCACCTCTATCTGGGTGGTGTTTCATGGCTAGCTTACGATACGCAGTTTTAATCTCATCTTGTGACGCGGTTTGCGCAACACCTAATGTACTATAGTAGTTCATACTATATTTTAGCTGATCTCCTTATTAAGATCAAGCAATCTTGATTAATTTTTGCTCAATGAACTCCTACCAGGCATACCTGTTGTTGGTGCTGGTGCTGCTGTAGCAGGAGCCGAAGTATCAGCTGGTGCTGCTCCAAAACTGCTAGGTGAACCAAATGAAGGTGCTGCCGGAGCAGGTGAGTTGAAACCGCTAGATGATGGAGTGCTCGGTGGTGGTGTATAGGTTGTACCCATTGTAGGTGCTCCGCCATTATTTGCTCCTGCTAGCTTTTCCTGTGTACGACCAAACGCAGCGATACCTAGCACAGCACCCATAGCCACATGGAATAATCCTGCGCCTTGGAGTGTAAGTGGTTGCCACTGTGTTGATACATTACCATGTCCTAGAGTCTGTACTAAACTCCAAAGGATAGGAGCGACCATGAAGTCGAAAGTACATACTGACATGTACATCCAGCCCATCATAGGACGCCATTTACTATTCATCCAATCTTCTTTTTTCTTTTCGCTTGCGCTCAATTTTGAATACTCTTCGCTCATTTTTCGCTCCTCTAAAAATTTACTTTGTAGCGTCCTCGTGTATCTTTTTCTGTTGATTGTACCAGTCTATCCAAAGATTGTACTTGTTTCTAAGTTCATAATAATGACCATAATTTTCGTTGACATTTTTTAAGATATCACTTAGTTCTGGTTTTTTACCTTTGGGTAGATCTTTTAAAGGTTCAGCTGGCACCATCAATTCCGGTGGTACATCTGGAAATTTATAAGTTACTGGTGCTGTAGTCATACAGCCTGTTAGCAGTAGGCCGATCGCAGGAAGTATTAGAATCTGTTTCATTTCTTTTCCTCCGCTGGTCCTTTTACTGCTCGTCTGTAAATTTGTTCAGCTTCGTCTGAAATTTTACATTCGGCATTGATAACCTTTTCTTTCTCTACTATTCTTTCTTGTATTTCGGTAACAGTTTGTGTTATTACCTTTTGTTTTTTCAATCTTTCTACTTCTAGAGCAGCATTAGCATCAGCCGATTGCTGTTCTGCTATGGCTAACTTGGCTTGTAATTCCTCGACTCTAGCTCTCCATGCCATTTCAGTAGCATAGCCGCCTTCAAAAAATACGCCAGCTACAAACATCACAGCACCTACTATCCTTATCATTAAACCATAGTGTTCGATAAAGATTATATGTCTAGCAACAGAACCTAAAATGATTCCTGCTAGTCCTAGAATTGTTATAGCATGTACAAAAAATTGTAACAAGCTATCGGGAATAAAGGCAAGCCACCACATTAGAATACGATCCTTATAGACATGGCCTTGTTACCATTTTCTAAAACAAATGATTCACCATATTTGTTGATGTTAAAATCGCCAAGAAGTTTAGTTAACCACATGGCTTCTGCGGTGCTCTTGGTATCCATCTTTAATGTTTCATTTAGATCTCTGGAGATAGAATCCTTATCTCCGAAACCTACAATATCAAAATTCATCTTGATACCAAAGGGTTTTGTGATAGTTACTCTATTGCCTTCTACTACTATTTCGTCTTTGTAGGTTTTGTTAAAAAACTTCTGTATGCTTTCCACACGGATGTTTTCCATCATCATGTCGTAGTCGTTGGCACTAGTAGGAACGACTTTGTTTACATTATCTTCATTGAGATCGTGTGCTTTGAACTGTTTATAATATTTGAATCGCCAGTTATCAACACCGGTCAATCTTCTCATACCGTCGGCAAGTTCTGTTATCTGTTTTGCTAAGTTAGGTGTTCTCTTTAATTCAACAAATACATGATATTGCCCGTAACGATCTTCGCCGGCACTGACATCTGAATCTAAAACAAAATCAAAACCTTTTTCGATGAATTCCATCATGTCTTTAGCTGGTGCTCGATCCCTCACTCGGAAACTTAATACACAGACATCACGGTCATCGCCCATTTTGCTTTGGAAAGCATCTATCTCGAAAAGAGAAACGACCATGTCTTCTAGGTCGTTGGGTCTAAGACCTTCTCGTAGTTGTCTCATGGTGTAGCTCCAATGTCTTCGACTGGTTGGTTAGTATTGACCGGAGCAACTGGAATATTAGACATAGGGTCATTTACTTTGTTTTTCTTGAGAGTGCTGTAGCCTTTGTCAATATCAAACATTAATTTTTTAGGCATACGGATTTCAACTAACCAAACTTTTTTAGTATCAATCTTGCCTTTCCTTGTACCCGGTCTGATGTCATCGGGTGATTTAATCTTTCTTACTGTTGATACTTCGTCTTCTTGGAAGAATACTCTACAACCGTACTCTAACAATCTTTGTCCACCTTTAGGATTGGGCATTTCTTTTTCTGGCCACATAAATGTACAGGAGACGAAATATCTGGATTCTACAGGTCCCTCGACGAGCTCGCCGTCTAACCAGTTTTCATACACATATACATCTAGTTCATCTAGCACCCTCTCAAAATCCTTGAGAATGTTTAATGAATTGTTAGAATCATATATGTTTTGTATGTTTTTTAGGATATCTTTAGTATCGCGCATAGTGTTTTAAGTCCTCACAGTTATTTATTTCAAAAATCAATGTGTTTATACTTTATTTTGAGCGCACGAACTTAAATAATTTTGTGTTCGGACACGGACACTACGGTCTAAAGGTCCGTGCCTAACACTATAACAGGAGGCTATCCTTTGAGAAAAAACAGAAAAGCTAGAAATCAAGCGTTACACCAGCAAGATAATGTAGTCCAACTAAATAAATTCCTTCCAAAAAAGAAAAATCGCGTTCTAATATATCCCAAGAATCTCAATCAAGAGACTTATCTACTCAAACTCCAAAATCCACAAAACCACATAGTATTTGCTATCGGACCTGCGGGTACGGGTAAAACCATGTTGGCCTGTCAAATGGCAGTCAAACTGTTCCAGGAAGGAGAAGTAGACAAGATCGTGGTAACTCGTCCAGCTGTTAGTGTGGACGAGCAGCATGGATTCTTGCCAGGTACCCTACAGCAAAAGATGGAGCCCTGGACTAGACCTATTTTTGATGTTTTTGAAGAATACTATTATGCCAAAGAAATAGAAAACTTTGTCAAAGAGGGGGTGATTGAAATCAGTCCTTTGGCATATATGAGAGGAAGGACCTTCAAGAAATCATTCATTATCGCTGATGAAATGCAAAATGCTACGCCCAGCCAAATGAAAATGCTACTTACACGTCTTGGAGATGGTTCCAAGATGGTAGTAACAGGAGATCTACAACAAGCTGACAGACCTACATCAAATGGTCTGTTAGAATTTTTAAAATTATATGATGATTTTAAAAATCAAAAGTATGTAGATACGGCTCACTTCACAGTAGAAGATGTTGAAAGACATATCGCTGTGAAAGAAGTGCTAGCAATTTACGGAGACTCAGAGGGAAGATAAACTATAATTACCTAGCAGTTAAGCACTGGTCAGCCTAGCCAGTTTGACCAGTGTCGCTGACAGATTGATTTCGGGATCTACGATCAGACCGTGATCCACTAATCCTTGCTTAATGATAAGGATGGCGCTATCTTGTTTGGTTTCGTCACCGAAAACTTCTGTGTTGTTATACAACCAAGTAAACACTTCTTCCATTTCTTCGGCACGTAGTTTGCCGCAGAGCATTTTTCTCGCATCATTTATCTTGCCTGCTTTGAATAATTCAATCATGTCAAAGCGCCAATCATTTTCTCCCGAGTCTCCCTTTTCTGGTTTAATCAAAACTCCTTCTGTAGAGTTTTGCTGTAACATATTGATACATTTTCTAAGATCGGGATAGGTTACAGACACATAAGATGCTAGATCTTCAATATCAAATTTGATATTTTCCATGGTCAATATGTTTTCTACGCGAGTGATAAAATCCATCTGATCTAGTTTATGAAAGTGGAAAGTCTGACAGCGACTGTGGATAGCATCCATGATCATGTGCGGTTTATTACAGGTTAGTATAAATCTCGCAGTATTATGGAATTCTTCCATGACTCCACGCAACGATGCCTGCGCCTGCGGTGTTAGAAAGTCCGCCTCATCTAATAGAACGACTTTAAATGGACCAAAAGGCATCATGCTAACAAAGTTAGTAATAGTGTCACGTACTTCGTCAATACCACGCTGACGACTAGCATTTAGTTCTAGCACGTCATACTCTTCGATACCGATTTCGTGTATCAACATCTTGGCCATAGTAGTTTTACCTATGCCGGGACTTCCGCTTAGTAGCAGATGCGGAATAGACTTGCTCTTGACCCAAGATTCTACCTGCTTCTTTTGATGTTCGTCTCGCCACACATAACCGTCTAGTGTTTTAGGACGATATTTTTCTACCCACAGTTCTTTCATTCTTGAACTCCGAAATGTTTTCTAATAGTTTTGTCTATTCTACGCTGATATTGTTCGTCAGTAAACGTCATAGGAAATAAGGATGCGCATTCTTCTATGATTAACTCGGCGAATTTTTCTTTACTAAAGATTAATTCGCCTTTATATTCGACGAGACTTTGTACCGCAAGTTTTTCTAATAATGGTATTGTGCTCATACTGTTTCTTCAAATGGTTTGATTTCTATTACATTAGCTACACGAAAACTGCGCCATTCTTTTTTATCAGTACAGAAAGCTACTACTACATTTTCGTTGATTTCTCTTACTTTCTTTTGTGTTTCTGGTTGTTCTGCCTTAGGCGGCGGAACAAGATCTGCCTTTAGCGTACAAGGCATAGAACGTAACTCTCCGCTAACTTTAGTGAACGTAACAGTATATACGCCTTCAGCAAGCAGTGTCAAAATTTCTGATCTCGTCATTTAGGTACCTTTTTAGTTCTTTGTCAGTTGGTTGTACATCATAATTGTTCTTAAAGAAGATTTCATAACTATCGCTGCCGTACTTGCCAATGCCGTATAATTGTTTTGCATCAACCCCATCCCAAGACATGAAATCTGCGGTCATGAGTTTGAGTCTTTTAAATCGTACATTGTACATGCCTAATGGCCAGATGATTTCTTTTACATCATCGATGGAAGCCCACAAGAATTGTTTGGGAGTAGGCCATTTTTCTAAGAATAGAGGTAGCACATATTTCACTGGCTTGCGTCCAGTTTGGTTAAGCATGATGACACCAACCATGTGTTGCCAAGCACGAATCTTTTCGTCCTTAGCCGGCAACTGCTGCTGTACCATCAAATCGTCTCGTAAGGGAATAGCCATGATTATAGTATAGAGGAAAAAAAAGGGTCTGTCAAGACCCTTATGCTTGTTTGACTAACAAAGGTCTAAGGTTGGGAGGTTGCCATCCCTCTGGCTTTAAAACCTTGCCGTCTTCACGCTTGCGAACCTTGCCTGTTTCTGGATCGATCTTAGCAAAGTTTGTGCGCATGACTTCTTTCCACGCACCCTCAGCATCTGCTCCGATACTATGTATAGCACCGATAGTGACTACCAAGATATCGATCAAAGCGTCTAAGGTTTCTACGCTGTTGTCAGAAGTCATAGCTTGACTGAGTTCGCCCATTTCTTCTGCTATGAGATTACAGTACATTTGAAATTGAGCTAGATTCAACCCCTGTACTGTTTGGTCACAGGCTGTCATAAACTGTTCTTGATCACGGAACGGATTCGTCATTTGTTTTCCAATCTATAAGCGTCTACGGCATTCGGAACTGCGATGCCTTGGTTGATATTTACTGTGTCGTTTGGTTTTTCAGAACTCCACATTAATATGGCTTTGTTTTCTACCAGTCTAATAGTAACAGGTTCGTCACCGCCATTATCATATTCGATACCTCTTGTCCAACGACCGTGTTCGACTAGGATCCAATCACCAACTCCGAAATCTTCTTTATGTTCAGGACCAACGGCAAACACCTTACCCCAGCGAGGATAGATACCTTCTACCTTGCCGTCATCACTTTTGATAATAATGCCGCTGGCAGTTTTCTGCTCACCGAAATACATATCACTGACCATGATTTTGTCACGGAGGATTCGCAATTTACCTTTGACTACTGACATTATTCCTCCGCTTTCTTAGGTGTAGGATTTTCTGCTTTTACTGACCTGGGATTACGATTGTAATATTCTGCCATCAATTCTTCTCTAGTCTTTACGATCTTGCCACCTGGACCTAATTGGTCACCGCGGGCATTGACTTTAGCGTTGCCTACAGCCTGTACGAGTTCGTTGACTAGGGTGAGTTTTTCCATGTCGATTTCTCTGCCCTGCATGGTTCTAACTGTTTTACCCATTATTATCTCCTTTTAATTCTTGTCTTTGGTAGCTTACGTCCTTGTAAGATACGTCTAGCGTTTCTAGCTGCCACTACCTTAACCTTTCTTTGTCCATTTCTTTTAGCCATCTGTTTCTCCTTTGAAAAACTCTGTTATAGGTAATTTGTATTTAACGCTGTCTATCTTATGTAGTCCTATAAGATATAGACAGTAGCTAGAAACGGCACTACCTCGTCCCACACCCCAGACTATATTATTTGCTCTAAGAGTATCGACCAAGTATTTTGATACTTTTAAAATATCTAATAGATTATGTTTTTTATATAGATCTAGTTCATCGACTAAACGTCCGTAGTTTTCTTTTGGACATTGATTGACTAGGAATCCTTCTATATCCATTGTTTGGTAATTGTGTGGAATAAACCAAGAGCGTCCTTTTGGTAATTCGGACATTGGCATAGGATAGTTTAGTTTTTCTTCTAAACAGCGTTCAATATATTTTTCTAAATTGGGAGATAGGTCTGTGACGAAAGAATCTTCTAGAGCAGAAGGTCCGTATTTTAACAGTCCTTCTATGATGTCTTTGTCTGCGTTATTCAACATTAATCAATTGATCCAAGTCTTTATCTAGTCCTTTAGACGCATTTGTTCCATTGTTTCTCAAACGTCTAGCTAGCTCTTCTCTGTATATTGTAACAAAGGTTAAGACTTGTGTCAAGAGATCTCGGTTTCCTAATCTCTGTGCTTGATAATATTTTTTAGTCAGTTCTTGTAACTTCAGCTCTACTTCCGAATCTTTGAGTGTGCTAAGATCGGCTTGGAACGGATGTATCATATTAGTTGAATACGCCCATACATTCTACCAAATAGCATCTAGCCAATGAACCGGGATCTATGCTTTTGGCTCTTGTAGTTACTCTTACCAACATAGCCGAAGTTGCGCTAGTCACTGTGATAGGATTAGCAGGAAAGTTGGCTTTTAATACTGGTATAACACCATCTGTAGGGAAAGTGATAGTTCTAGCAGTACCGTCGCCTCTAATTTCTAATATAACTGACACAGAATTGTCTACAGGAAACCCTTCGAAAGTAAACTGTGCATCGCCGCTTAATGACACATATTGATGATCAGCATTTCCGAAGTTGATAACGATCGCTCCGCTACGTGTACCTAGGTTAAGAAAACTGTGAATATTATTTCTTAACACGGCATTGGTGATCGCCTTTTTGTTGAAATCGTTGTCTACATTGATTTTAGCTGTATTAGCCTGTAGGTCTGTAATTTCGGTAGCTGCTGTAGCTAGTCCGATCTTGGTATAATTGAAATTATCTCTAAATCCTTGAGTATCGTTATCTACTCCTGCGATTGGATAAGTTTCATCAATCTGTGCTGAATTTATGTTGCTTGCCATTTTATATTATTTCTCCACGTTGCGGAAATGCTAGATATTTATCCTGTAGTATTCCGTCGGTAGAATCAATCAGATATCGATCTACTTCAAAGTCTATGGTTTTAAAATCGAAATCGCTTAGATTCTTTATGTTTATTATGATGTCATCTGCTGCTCCTGGTAAACAGTAGCAGATAGGCATCGCACTAACCCATCCAGGTTCTACGAAACTAGATTCCTGTATGCTTCTCATCCAAAGCGGCAGATAGGTTCGATCATTAAGGCCTGTACTTTTGATACGTTTTCTCATATTTTTGATACTGTTTGGCCATATTGTCTGTACATCTCTATCACTAGCAAGAAAGTTATTGCTGTCTACTCTGATAGTATCAACATCGACTCTCACAGGTCGATTTATATTATCTGGAAGATTTATCTGTCTACTGATGCTCTTGCCATTTTTTACTAGATCGTCGACTACATCGACATAGACTACTTCGTAAATAATTTCTTGTGTCGTAGGATCTTTAGCGACAGCTTTTTTGATGTCACCGAATTTCAATCTTTTGTTATAGTGATTCCTGCTGACAGCTTCAACAAACATATCTATGTTAGAACTTTGTATACCGGCATAAACTAACATAGTCAAACTGTCCTGTATACCAAATGCCGGATCCCCATATCTATAAATTTTTTCGGGATTGAAAATAGTGGTGTCAGATATAAATGTGTACCAACGATCTCTTTTGCTTTTTTTCTGTAATACCTTGAAACTGAGATTGCTGTAAACTATATCACTGATACCTGATACAACTATCTTAAAAGTTTTAGATGAACTGGAATAATTGTAGATATCTCTAGCAGCAACTACAAATGTAAATTCTTTATCAAATGATGTTAATGTATTATCAAATGTAACATTAAAATCTCTTTCACTACTACCGTCATAATTATAAAATCTTGTTAAACCGCGTGTAATGTTCGTAGTCGTATTGCCATCAAGAGTGAGAAAATTTGTTGATAAGGAGTCCCCATTATCTACGGTTATGTTGCCACTACCGGATGCTGAGCCACCATCTAAGTCATAGATAAAACCAGTTGAATTGAATGTTCCGATTTGTCTAACTTTTCCAATGATTTCGCCAGTTGATAGTAAAGTAAGACCTGGAGGTAAAACTCCTTTTCCGGGTACTAGTTGATAAGTTACTAGACCGTTTCTTAGTAATGATTCAGCTTCGATTACTAATTGGCTATCTTTATTTGGACTGATTGATCCAAGTTCAGCAGGTGATATCCATTTGATACCCGTCTCAAGCTCACCGATAGTCTTGATAGTGAATGTTCTAATACTACTGGCCTGTGTTCCTGATGGATAGGTAGTAGTAGCCACCACACTGAATTCAAATGTTTCTGTTATTCTGGGTTGATACGGTACTTTGCCTGTTAATTTTCCTTCTATCGTATCTAATACCATGCCTTTAGGCACCACGCTTGGAGTTCCGAAAAGTATTTCAGATCCTTTGGGTATCTTGCCATTTATTCTTGGATCTACGTAAATTCTATACTTGTTATTGCCTTGATATACGATATTGTCGATAGAATATGATCCAAGTGTGCTATCAGTAAATGTGGCTACATCATAGACCGATATCAGTTGTTTTTTATTAGGAACAGGATAATCACCAGCCACGGTTGGTTTTATTTGTACATCTAAGTATGTGTCGGTATCTCTAACTATAGATAGAGTTTCTGCTCTTATCTGAGGATTGATATCATTTAATCTAAAAGTGATTGTACCTGGCCATGTATCTGGGTGGAACACTTCTAGATTTAAAGTAACATAATTATTAGCTCGTCTTGTGCCTAGATCGGGTTCAGTGATCCATATAGGAGCTCTTACATATGTGTTGTCGGCTCTGAATATACCAGTTCCTACTTGCATTAT